GCTGCTAATTTTTGATCCGATTCGTCTTTTGTATAAGCTCCGACCTGAGAAGCTGTTACTGCATGCGGGTTAGACTTATTGTTAACATGAGAATCAACTTTATTTGTTAATTCTGAATCTTTAACGGGAAACCAAGTATAATCGCTAGCAAACTTATTTGTTTTTACAGTGTTGCTGAAGCCTACATACTTCGGCCAGTCAGCAGTTGTGACTTCGCTTGATGAAGGTATCCATGGTGTGGAAATTGAACCAAACTCGACTTTTAAGTTTGTAATTGTGACTTTTGTTCCAGCAGGTAAGCCTGAAGTTGTGATTCCATACGAAGTTTGACTAACATCCGTTAAAGTTATTGTCTCTTTATGAGTACCGCTTAAATTAGTATTACTAACACTTTGATTTGTGCCTCCTAAACCATAAGTAGGTCTAATCGTACCTGACCAAGTACCTGATGAGTTTGTAATCGCATAATTATAAGTAATAGTAAGTGGCTTATTTAATATATTGGCTAAAACTCCGTCTAATTGATATATATTAGATGAGCTATTACTTGCTGTGCCAGTAGATGTATAAGCTTGTGATTTTGTGCTTTTCAACAAATTCAAGTTCGGATAAGCAGTCGTGAAACCGTCCGTGCCGTCTGCGCTGTTGGCGTAGGCGATTGAATTAATATTAGCTGATAATACCGCTTGAGTAAGGCTAGGGGTCATATATTTAGCATTGCTAATTCCCTGCTTAGCCTCATCTTCTGTAGCTAAACCAAAGTTTTGAACATTGCCAAGCCCGACTTGTGCAGCCGTAACTTTATGAGGGTTATTTTTATCTGCAAGATGCGAAGCAAGATTAGCATCGTTATCACCAATACCAGTTTCCATATGGTTCATACGATTGTCAGTAACAACCGCACCATTTTCGATATTCTCTTCTTCAGTTTTTAGTTCATCATACTTATTCCAGGTTTGCTTATCATAACTCATTATTTGCCAACCTCCTTAGAATTTTCTTGCTCGTAAGTTTCAACTAATACTGATAATTTAGCGTTATCAAACTCTAGTTGAGTAATTTTAGATAGTAGGTTGTTAATCAATTTTTCTGCATCAATTTCTTTATTCATGCTTCCTCCTCTTTAAAGTTTTGTTCTTCAATTTCTTTTATTTCTTCAAACTTCATATCAGTCAAAGTCAAGCGGTCATTTTCATAACCTCTCCTTTTACCTTTGATTTCCCATGTAAAAGGTAGATTAGGAACAGATGATTGCACTGTGAAACTTGTTTTATCTCTGGATGTAACACAAACAGAACCTTCACTATAACTTTGCAAAAACACTTGATATTCATAATCTGTATTTATAACGTCAGAAAAATGTTCTTCAATAGGAACAATAACTGTGCAATCTTCACCTGTTTCTGCCGTTCCAATATCACCTAAGTATGACTCAGCCGTTTCATAGGCTGGAGTTAATCTAAGCCCGTCTCTTGTGACATGAGCAGCATTTTTAGAACCAATTACACTTAGACTACCGTTAACACTAAGATTTCCACCAATATTAGTGAATTGGCTAATTTTAACATTACTTAAAATGTTTAAAGCGCTTGATACAGCAGTTATTGCTCCATTGTTATCTCCTGATAGGTAAGTTGCATTACTTCCTATTTTAAAGCCAGTCACTCCCACTCTCAAATTAGGACGATTGTCACCACTAGATTGATATTCAAAGTTTGTTGGAGTATATGAAAGCGAATTATTATCCCCTGTTATTTGCAATCAAATTAATGATGTTAATTAACGAAGCATTAATTGTTCCAGCATTTAGTTTTGAAGCGCTCAAATTACCAATCATTGCATCTTTAATGATGGCATCATCTATTCGAGTTTTATCAGTTAACCAAATTTTTGCACCCGTAATTTTTAACCACTCTTTACCATCCATTTCTTGTGATAAATTGATTGTTTTGACAATTTCATCAGATGGAACGGAATTATCGATTTTTTCCTGAATTTCATCAGATAATCTTGTAGAAGTAGTCATTACCCAATCGTAAGTTCCGTCCGCAAGTTTTGTATAAATCCATATTTCATCATCAGGACCGTTCTTTTTGAACCAAATATCTCCTTCTTTGGGATAAGGAGGTTCTTCTGTTCCGTCATAAACTGAATTTTTACCAGCTACATCAACACGAGAATTAATCTCTTTAATAATTTGATTAAGCGGTGGGGAATAAGCTGAGACTGTTTGAGCTGAAGAGTTAGTATTAGCTGAACTAGTTGCTGTCAATCCTCCTTTAAAAGTTAGGGTATAACTTAAATTGGGGGTTTTAAATGGTGAGCCATCTCTATCAGTGAGTGTTAACCAATCGCCTGTTTCCAGTGCTGGATTTCCCCTCCAATTTAAAGTAAAAGGATAAAAGTTGATATTTTTTACTTTTTGATAAATATCATCAAGTAAACTTTGAGTCATCACTTTATTTTCTAAAACAATTTGTGGACCAGTATTACTACCCGATAAATATGTAACTTGTTCATTTCCACTTTCGCTTTGAACAGGTACTGTACAAGATATCCCACCTATTTTGTACATCAATTCATTTTTAGTTAGTCCCTTTTGAAAATATTCTGCTGGTGAAACTGCAAACTTAGGATCAATTAATTGCATGATCTCTAATTGATTTGTCCGGCTAAACCTTGCATAACCAGCTTCAAATTGAGCGATTAAACCTATTGCTTGTCTGAATGTATAACCCTCAGGTTTTCTTATTTTTTGGGTGCTAATCATTGAAAAGTTGGTTTCATTAATGACAGAACCGCTTTTATTAGCAACCTCTAAAGCTATATCTCGAATAGAAGCAGGATAGGTTAGTTCAGAAACATACTCATTTTCTAAAAAAACAAAACGATCACTTGCTTCAAGTGTCGTCTTATTTTCGTTTCTATCTGGATCGCACTTAGTGACATAAAAAGTTCCAATTGAGACATATTCATAAACCGTTGGTTTATAATGAATCAATTTAGCATAGCCCACTCTTGCACTTCCCACTTTTTCAGGCGGGATATTATCATAATGATAATCAGCATCATAAGTTGCTATTCCTACTTCTACAGTGACTTCTGTTAGTTCTTTAATATTTTCAAGTATTGAACAAAATTCTATTTTAATAGAATTTGAAAATGTTGAACCTATTTGAAATGTTTCTCCAGAAATAGAGCCACCACTGTATACCCAACTATTGATATCGTTTTTTGTAAAAACTTTATCACCAACTTTTATTCGAGTCTCAAACCTTCGATTCTCTGCTTTCATGGCATTGTTAAAATCATCTGAGACAGTAAGCATTTCTTATCCTCCTATTTTTCTATCAGGTTAACAGATAAGTTTTCCCACTTCATTGCTTTAAACTTATCGTTCCATGAGTAAGAAGGCATTGTAGAATCTCCAGCGTAAAATGTCTTACTTCTTTGCCTCCCAATTTGTGGGTCTGGATAGATTACTACAAAAAATGGTTGATTAATTCTTTGTAAAATATCAGATATTTCCGAGTCACTCAAAGGGCCCCATTTAATGTTTAGTTTTGTTTTTTGAGCAATGACATCTCTTACCATTACTCCATTT